TCCCTCGATTCTATCTTTAGCTCTGATATGGCTATTGGCAGATACGTTGCACAAAGGGCGGGAATCGGCATCAACGCAGGCAGAATCCGTGGCATCAACAGTAAGATCCGAGGTGGAGAAGTTCAGCACACGGGTGTTGTACCGTTCCTCAAAAAGTTTGAGTCAACTGTCCGATGCTGTACACAGAATGGCATCCGAGGTGGATCAGCGACAGTACACTTCCCCATCTGGCACCAAGAAATAGAGGACATCATCGTCCTCAAGAACAACAAAGGCACTGAGGACAATCGTGTTCGTAAACTAGATTACTCGATCCAAATCAGCAAACTTTTCTATGAACGTTTCATCAACAACGAAGATATCTCCCTCTTCAGTCCGCACGACGTTCCTGGTCTGTATGATGCTTTTGGCACTCCTAAATTCGATGATCTCTATCGTCAGTATGAACTTGATGGATCAATTCCAAAGCGATCTATTGGCGGTCAAGAACTATTTTTGGCACTCTTGAAGGAGAGAGCAGAGACTGGTCGTGTTTACATCATGAACATCGACCACTGCAATGAGCATTCGTCTTTCAAGGACAAGGTGAACATGTCTAATCTCTGTCAAGAGATTACACTTCCCACCACTCCTCTTCAACATATTGATGGAGAAGGTGAGATTGCTCTTTGTATTCTCTCTGCCATCAACATTGGTAAGATCAACAAACTCGATGAACTAGAAAACCTCTGTGACCTAGCAGTCCGTGGTCTAGAGGAACTGATTGACTATCAAGATTATCCTGTGGAAGCAGCACGAGTTAGCACTCTTGCTCGCCGTTCTCTCGGCATTGGTTATATCGGACTGGCACACTATCTCGCCAAGCAAGGAGAACACTATGACGATCCAAGGGCATGGAAACTCGTCCACAACCTGTCTGAAGCTTTCCAGTTCTATCTACTCAAGTCCAGTAACGCAGTCGCCCAAGAAAAAGGTGCGTGTGACTACTTCCATCGCACCAAGTATGCAGACGGTATCCTCCCTATCGACACTTACAAGCGTGACATCGATGAGTTCTGTGGAACCGAGTTGAACTATGATTGGGAATCTCTTAGAACATCTATCACCACCCACGGTTTACGGCACTCAACACTGTCCGCACAGATGCCATCAGAGAGCAGTTCCGTTGTGTCAAATGCCACAAACGGAATTGAGCCACCTAGAGCATACATGTCCGTTAAGAAGAGTAAGAAGGGACCACTCAAGCAGATCGTTCCTCAGTATGGTAGTCTCAAGAATAACTACACTCTTCTCTGGGACATGAAAGACAATGATGGTTACATCAAAGTTGTCGCTGCTATGCAGAAGTTCTTTGACCAAGCAATTTCGGGCAACTGGAGTTATAATCCAGAGAACTATGACAACAATGAGGTTCCTGTTTCTGTCATGGCAGGTGATCTTCTGAAGACCTACAAGTATGGTTGGAAGACTTCTTATTATCAGAACACATATGATATCAAGAGTGATGAACCACAGTTAACAGATGAAAAGAAAGAGGAAATTCAAGACCTACTATCACAAATTTTAGAGACCGAGGAGGAAGATTGTGACAGCTGCAAAATTTAGAACTAGTGAACAGATGCGTAGCAAAGTAGAAGGTATGACGGTGTTTAACACCACCCAATTAGACAGTACAAAACAAAAGATGTTCTTTGGACCCCCTCTTGGGGTCCAACGTTACGATAAATTCAAGTACCCTGTGTTCGATAAACTGACGCAGCAACAACTTGGATACTTCTGGCGTCCTGAAGAAGTGTCTCTACAGAAAGACCGTGCTGATTACCAAGTTCTAAACGATGCTCAGAAACACATTTTCACGTCAAACCTTAAGTACCAAATTCTCCTTGACAGCGTACAAGGTCGTGGTCCTGGCATGGCTTTCATGCCTTACTGCAGCCTACCCGAGCTTGAGGGTGCCATGAATATCTGGCAGACCATGGAGATGGTCCACAGTCGCTCCTACACCCACATCATTAAGAACGTGTATGCTGATCCCTCTGATGTCTTTGACAAGATCCTAGACGACGAGAAGATCCTCTCACGGGCAAAGTCTGTTACACATGCTTATGATGAGTTCCTACGAGCAGCACAGGAGTGGGGTGCTGGTCGCCAGTGGGAACATGCTTTAGAGGGTGTCGATAACGCTAAGTGGGAACTCAATGACCTCAAGAGAAAACTATACCGAGCGGTTGCTAATGTCTACATCCTTGAAGGCATTAGATTTTACGTCTCGTTTGCTTGCTCTTTCGCCTTTGGCGAACTTAAACTACTGGAAGGATCTGCTAAAATCATCGGACTCATCGCCAGAGATGAAAGTCAACACATGACGATTACCCAGAACATCCTAAATAAGTGGAAGGAGGGCGATGATCCAGAGATGGTCCAAATCGCTAAGGAAGAAGAGGAAAATGTCTATGACATGTTCCGTCAGTGTGTAGAGGAGGAGAAGCTCTGGGCAGAGTATCTGTTCAAGGATGGTTCTATCATCGGTTTGAACGATAAGTTGCTCTCGAAGTATGTTGAATGGACTGCCAATCGTCGCCTGAAGTCTATCGGACTGAAGGCAATCTTTGACACACCAGTATCTAACAACCCACTTCCTTGGACTGAGCACTGGTTGTCTTCCAAGGGTATGCAAGTCGCTCCTCAAGAAACAGAGGTCGAATCATACCTAATTGGAAGTATTAAACAAGATGTTAAGAAAGATACGTTCGCTGGTTTCCAGCTATGACGAACGATTTTGGAACTGGATGGAGGGTAAAAGCACTAGCGGACCCGACGTTCGAACTCTCCCAGAAAGAAGTGAACCTTCTGGGAGAGGGACCGAAGAGCTTAGCGCAAGCGTGGCATCTCCAAGCCCTGAAAATCCGTTTCCTGACCCATGGGATGGGGACTGGAACGATGGAGTCTACATCTGGGAGAGAATAAATAAGGAGAGATCGTTATGAGTATGTGGCAAAGGATAAAGAACATCAAAGTCCCTGGATCTATCGCGGCACCCCTTTTGACGGGAGCCTTATTGGGGACAACTATGGTTTTGTTTACAAGATTACCTGTAGCACCACCAACCGTTCGTACATCGGAAGAAAGTATTTCTGGCAAAAACGAAAGCCTAGAAATACTGGTGGAACTACCAAACGGAGAAAAGTTACGTCTGAGAGCAACTGGAGGAACTACTTCGGAAGTTCTGATGAACTTAAGGCGGATGTTGCAAAGTTTGGACGGGACGCTTTTACTAGAGAGATCCTCTCACTCCACAAAACCCCTGGGCGTGTCAACTATGAGGAGACCCGCCAGCTCTTTCTTCATGATGTCCTGACTGAGAGCTTGACGGATGGCACCCCTGCCTTCTATAATAGCAACATCCTCGGGCGGTACTACCGCAAGGATTATTTTGAGTCGTGTGAAGGATCAAATCCTTGTGACGAATGATGAGTTCTGTTAATTTAATGATCAAAAAATTTCTGCCACTTGCGTTGGCAACATCTCTCCCCGTTTCTGCTTGTGCTGCTACATCGGTTGATGTAAGCGTCAATGAAGAAAAGGCAGTGCCAATTGAAGTGGTGAGAAAGACTTGGAAGTGCCCTGGATGTAATACCAATGAAAAATACGTCCTTGAAAAACTCCAAGAGAAAACCAGAATCTCAGATCGCAATGCTCTTGCTACGATCATGGGAAACATTAAGTCTGAAAGCAACTTCCATCCCAACATTTGCGAAGGAGGGGCTAGAGTTCCTTACAACGCTTGCCATAGTGGGGGTTATGGTCTTATTCAATGGACCTCAGTAGGACGCTACCGAAACCTCGGTAAGTTTGCTACTAAATATGGTTATGATCCCTCATCGCTTGAGGGTCAGACAGCATATATGATCAACGAAAGCGTCTTCCAACGCTACCTTCCTGAATTTGAAGGTCCTGGTAAGACAGTTGATCAATACATGGTTGCTGCATACTATTGGTTGGGTTGGGGTATCAAAGGGTATCGTCAACACTACGCATATCAATACACTAAGAAAATGATTTTGGCATGATCATCCGCACTCTTAAAAAACTTGTCAAACCATACATCGGTGTTCCTGCTCCAGACTATTTGGAGGATGATCCTTGGTTTGGTCCTGCAATTCTCAGTGAAAAGCAACTTTCTCTGCGAGAAGCACGTATGAAATTGGAAGAAGAGAATATTCTTATTCCATATTCAGAAGATCAACCTCCCACAAAAGAGGTTGCAAATATCCACGAAGTGATGTATAATATTGCTACTGGCAGTGGTAAAACTACTACTCAACTCAACCCTATGCCTGAGTTGGGTGGTGGATCTGAAAACTTCCAGAGTGGACCAGGCGGTTGGATGTCTGGTACAGGTATGGGTCAGTTCTCCTGACCTTTCTTGACTCAATAGCTCAGCTGGATAGAGCAACTGCCTTCTAAGCAGTCGGTCGTAGGTTCAAATCCTACTTGAGTCGCCAGTCGGTATGGCGGAATTGGTAGACGCGCTGGGTTTAGGTTCCAGTGTCCTTGCGACGTGGAGGTTCAAGTCCTCTTACCGACACTACGGGTGATTAGCTCAGCGGTAGAGCATCTCGTTTACACCGAGGCGGTCGGCGGTTCAATCCCGTCATCACCCATTAATTTACTGAGGTTAAATGCTAAACAATGATTCGCATCCGATGCAAAATGTGCAACACAGAATTAGAGGGGCACCCAGGTAAAACAAAAACCTGTGGATGTCCCAACATGACATCAGTTACTGATGACATTATTGGTGCATTAGATCTTAGTGAAGTGATCATCATAGATCAATATAAAAAGAATGTTAAGAAACCGACGTTTTTGTCAGATGCTGACCTAAAATACCAGGAGGACAGACGGAGACGTAAGGTCCGCAAACTTGACTTTGAGGAACGTTAATGATCAATCTTGATACTCGCTATCACTCTTACCTTCACACAAACAAATGCTTTCTAATTGATGGTAAGTGTGAGCGAGTTATCGGATATGGATGGACAGATGACGGTCTTACAATTGATGGTTATTATGTCTTGACAAAAAACTATAAGTTGTTCTATAATCTTGAAGAACAATGCACACATATGGAAGGATGGAAATGTGATAGAAGTAATTGATAATTTTTTAGATCTAAAGTCCTTAAAAACAATCAAACAAATTGTTGAAAGTCCAAATTTTACTTGGACTAAAGATGAAATTGTTGCTTCTGTTGCAGTAAAATCTGGAATGTTTAATTTGCTATGTGATGAAAAACTGAATGTTCAGTTCTGTCATAAATTACATCGGTGCCCATACACTGATGTAGAAACAGAAGATAGTCCTCACCATAAATTATTACTAGCATTCATGTCTAAATTAGACATTGTTTCTATTATAAGTTCAAAGATAAATTATAATCCACATTATAGTGAAGTAGTTCATCATGGATTTCATATAGATAATCCTTTTACCGATGCTATGACTGCTATTTACTATATTAATAGTAATGATGGAAACACTTTGTTTGAAGATGGAACTAAAGTAGAAAGCGTTACAAATCGGTTAGTCAGGTTTCCATCCAGTATTAAACATACTGGATCTACCTGTACAAATACTCATGGTAGATATGTTTTAAACATTAACTACCTAGCAGATCCCAATATTCATATGGGAATTGCTGCTTACGGATAGTGGAAAGGTGGCAGAGTGGTTGATTGCATCAGTCTTGAAAACTGACGATGTGAAAGCATCCGTGGGTTCAAATCCCACCCTTTCCGTTTCGGGGTGTAGCTCAGTTTGGTAGAGCGCCGTCTTTGGGAGGCG